GCACGCGACATCTCGCGCCTTCTGTGGCGGTTGGGATATCGCCGTCAGACTTCCCAGTAGACGCGGTCGCCGCGGCGGTAGTGCTGCATCTCGTCATCCTTCTTGAACGAGGTGAAGTGCTTGTCAAGCAGCCGGATGTAGTTGTTGGGATACAGCAGGTACTTCCCGTCGCTGCGCTCGATGAGGTTGAGCGGTTTGTGCTCCTGCGGGTAACGACTGAACCCGTCACTCCAGTCAATGACGATCCCGGTATGGCGCCCGCAGAACCCGCGCTCGGCGCTGGTTCCCATCACGGACAGCCCCTCGAGGTACTCGAGGTGCAGCGCCTCGAGGTGGTCGCCCATCGCGCCCCAGGGCTGGAGGTCGCTCGGCTCGCAGAACCCCGGAAACGGGGTGAACTCGAACGCCTTGGAGTCGTGCGCGAGCTTGTGCAGCGGGATGCCGCACCATTCCGCACCCGTCTCAAGCAGGACGTGCGCGAGGACGATCTGGCCGGGGCGGGCGTAGACGGCGTGCCAGATGCCGCGTGTCGTGCCGGCTGGCATCGTCGGCCCGAGCGCGGTGTTGCACACGTGGACGTACAGGTGAAACGGGAGATTGGCGTGGCGAGGCATATTCACGATGGTATACTGTTGGCGCGGAGATGCGGGAGTGCGGGAGTCGGAGCCCTATGACCCGCAAGGGGATCGCCACAAGGCCGCGAGGTACGCCGCGATCCAGCGCAACCTTTGGGGTAATGACAACCTGCCGCCGAGGGGCAGACCAGGCGAAGCCGGGTGCTGTCCCGCGTGACGAACCTTTGATTGCCGGAGCGGAGGTGCTACAGATCCGCACAAGTGTGGGCGGTTCTGTCCGCGTGAATATGCGTGAAAATGCGTGAACGACCGCCTACCAGCGAATGGCGTGGAATAAGGGAACTACTAGTAGTTACTTATTCCCGTTTGCGGGAACGCATACAACGTTTGTGGCCGGATGGAGCTGCGGTAAGCAAAACAGCCCCGCGTAAGGGGCTGCATGGTGAACTTCGACCTGTTCACTCGCCTTGCGGCGCCCGCCTTACCTGGCGGAAGGTTCGTCGGTTTCCCGACTATGCGCCGTCAACGGCTGACGGAGGTTTGTTGCGCGAAGTATATCGCTCCCGGTGCTGCTGTCAAACGAAACAGCCCCGCGTGGGGGGCTGTCGTGCGCGTAGGGCCTCGCGCTGATTTGATGACGGTGTCGGTCACCGCCCTTTGATTGTCGTGCGCCAGAGCCTTGCGCGGTGCTGTGCGCGGTTTCCCGCGTTGCCATTCGGCAATATGCAGCGTCTGGGGCTAGACGCGTGTTAGATGCCGGCATGGTACCAAACGAAACGCCCCGCCGGCACGATGCCAAGCGGGGCGCATTCCGGGGGCAGAAAGGAGGGAGCCGTCCGTGGCTGCCCGTAAGGTCCGGTCGTGCCGACGCACGGGAACGATCCCGGGCATCGCGTCAGGACACACGCCGGACGGGCGGAACTATACCCACAAACAGAACGAGCGCAAGCCTGGCCTGCGCTCGTCTGCATTTTGTGTGCGTGCCGACGCCAAAGGTCGGTATCATGCACCTGCTATCTCAACCCGGTCGCATTGTACCGCAGGTGCCTTCAGGGGCAACAATGCCGCAGACAGATCCCGGCGCGGTAGGGGATCATGGATGTAGACGCAGGGAAGCGACCCTACCCTGCGCCACCGAAAGGTGCGCTCACCCACGATTGCGGCGGCTGGCAGTCCTCCAGCGAAATGGTGAAATTCGTGGCATCGACCGAAAGCGCGGCTCCGTGCGGGCTGGTCGAACGTGGCCCTATTGCGGGGTCACGCTCCCTCTGCGCTCACCATGCGAACTGAAAGCCCTGCCGGTGTCCGCAACCCCCGGGAGGTGCGACCTGATGACTCCGCCCATATGGGTGCGGTGGGTACGTCGAACTGCGCGAAGCTCACAGCCGCCGCGAAGCGCAGCCCCCGGCGGCGCGTAGCGGAGCGGCGGCGCGACTTGCATGAATGCGACGCCCGCGTATACTCCGACCAACGAAAGGAACGAAATGAACTGGTACGTGATCTCGTGGCTCGCCGAGGAACCAGCCCGCAACTCCGTCGATGTCCCCGGCCTGATGGACTGGTGGAGGACGGTTCGTGCAAGTGTTTCCGGCAGGCATGAATCCGAGATGCCGTTGCTTCAGCACGTCGTGGACGCATGGAACAGGGAGCGCCACCCCGGGCTGGAGCCGTTCAGGATCGGGAAGCTCGATGAGTACCGGGAGGACTCCGACATCGACACGCCGTGCAACGACTACAGCTGCCGAGTGGAGATCGTTCCAGAGCATGACGCGCCGCACCTCGAGTACATGGGCGAGGACTTCGATGACAAGCACGCATGGTGGTGGCACTTCCGCAAGCCGGACGGCACCATCGAGATGCGGACGGTCATCGAGATCGCCGTGGTCCAGCACCTCTCCGAGGCGCTCGAGCGGTCGAGGAAGTTCATGGACGAGGGCATGGAGGTCGCGGAGAAGCGCGACAGCCAGGAGTGGCGCGATGACAAGCGCCAACTCCGAAGTTCATGGGAGGAGTTCAGGACGTGGTGCAGCGCCAAGCACGGCGTCATGCCACCGCCGGCAGGGCCGCTCTGGCCCGGTGAGCACGGGTACAAGGAATAATCAAGGGACGCGACCGCGGCTCGGTAGACTGCGACGCATGGCGAGACGGAAACCAAGGCGATGCCCCGTACTCCTCGCCAACCTCGAGGACACGCTCCTCGGCGTCATGTACCCAAGACCGGGCGAAACGGGAATCCCCGTCGCCATCTACTCCGGCGACATGATCGCCGCACGGCTCCGCGACCAGGAAGCAATGTCAATGGCAGAGGCACGCGCCTTCGTCACCGACCGCATCGAAGCGGACATCGAAGGGTGCAAGCTCATCGGGTGGCCGCGGATCATCTGGGCAGCCACTTCCGAAGACTTCGGGAAGGAAGTCACGCAGGATTAGCGTATACTTCCGCGAATGAATATCAGGTCGTACGATGACTTCAAGGAAGCCATTACCCGGCGAGTCACTGGCGCGGGCCTCACGCGCTCTGCGCTTGCGCGCCAGCTCGAGCAGGACGGCGAACTCCGCGCACATACCGTCCGCTGCCTCCTCTCCAAAGCCCCCAGCATCGGGCGCCGAAAGCCGGCGTTCGACTCCATCCTGAAGATCGCACATGCAGCAGGACTCGAACTCACCCTCACCGAAAGGCAAGAAGCATGCCCAGCAAGTCCCCGGCGCAGAAGCGCCTGATGCAGGCCGCCTCACACAATCGCGCCTTCGCAAAGAAGGTCGGCGTCCCCATGTCCGTGGCGAAGAAGTTCGTCAGGGCGGACAAGGCCAAGGCAGCGAAGCGCCGCAGGAAGTGACGGGTATACTCGTCACGCAGGGACAGGCACTTGCGGACTCCCTCAATGAGGGGGAGGGGAGGGTTCGCAACGACATGCGCCTGGTCATGCGCGCCATCCGCGAGGGGTGGACAATCGACCCAGCCATCAAGGCCGCGGTCGTGAACCGCGCAGGAGCCATCGTCAACGACCCGGAGGCGAAGGGGCGCGACGTCGCCCGCGCATCGTCCACGCTGCTGGCCGTCGAACGGCTGTCCCTTGACGCGGCCAAGGAGGAGGACCGCATCGCCCGCCTTGACAATGGCGGCGCGACCGAGGCCATGACGATCCAGGTCATCACGGGCGTCCCCCCGCGCAATGCCGGCTGACCTCGGGTACAAGCCGCGACCGTGGCAGGACGAGTGCCACCGCAACATGAAGCGGTTCACCGTCCTCGCGCTCCACCGCCGCGCCGGCAAGACGCAGATGGCGCTCATGGAACTCATTGACAAGGCGCTGCACAGCCGCGCCGAGCTGCCGTTCTACGTCTACCTCGCGCCGTTCCTGAAGCAGTCGAAGGCCATCGCGTGGCTGCGTCTGAAGCAGATCCTTGGCCCCATGCGCCTCGTCAACGCGGTCGATGTCAACGAGGCCGACCTCTCCATCACGTTCAAGCACAACGGGGCGCAGATCCGCCTGTTCGGCGGCGACAACCCCGACGCCCTCCGCGGCGTGCGCCTTGACGGGTGCGTCATTGACGAGGTCGCCCAGATCAAGCCCGAGGTCTGGAACGACATCCTCCAGCCGGCCCTGTCCGACCGCAAGGGGTGGGCGCTCTTCATCGGCACCCCGAACGGCCTGAACCTGTTCAGCGAGCTGTTCTACCGCGCCTCGAGCCTCCCCGATTGGTGGGCAGCCCGCTACACCGTCCACGACACCGACGCCCTGGACGAGGACGAGGTCGCCCGCCTCCAGCGCGACATGCCCGAGCAGGCGTTCGCCCGCGAGTACCTCTGCGACTTCGCCGCCGCCGGTGAGGATCAGCTCATCAGCCTGACCGACGCGACCGCCGCGAGCGAGCGCAAGATCGCGGACGGCGACGTCATCGAGTTCCCGCTCGTCATCGGCGTGGACCCGGCCCGGTTCGGGGATGACCGCAGCGTCATCGTGCTGCGCCAAGGACTCCGCATGGAGCCGCCGATGGTGTTCACTGGCATCGACAACATGAGCCTCGCCGCCGCCGTTGCCAACGTCATCGAGGACCGCGACCCGGACGCCGTGTTCATTGACAGCGGCGCGGGCGCGGGCGTCATCGACCGACTGCGGCAACTCGGGTACGACGTCATCGAGGTGCCGTTCGGCGGCAAGGCGTCGAACCCGAACCTGTTTGTTAATAAGCGCGCCGAGATGTGGTGGGGTGTCAAGGACTGGATCGACATGGGCGGCGTCCTGCCCGAACGCACCGATCTCCTCACCGAACTGTCAACGCCGACGTACTGGTACGACGCGGTGGGGAAGCGGTGCCTGGAGTCGAAGGACGAGATCAAGAAGCGACTGCAAGGCGGCGGCAGCCCGGACATCGCCGACGCGCTGGCGTTGACATTTGCGTACCCCGTGGCAAAGCAGCTGCCACGCGAGGTGCGCGAGCGCGTCGATCCGCGCCCGAGGGACTACGACCCCTACGAGGACATCTGATGCTCATCCGAGTCGCCACCGCCGATGACCTTGACACGATCCTTGACATGGGCGAACGGTTCATCGCGTTCGGGCCGCACGGCAAGCATGTCAATGCGGACAGGGATCAGCTCCGCGCCGGCGTGTCGGCGTTCATGCAGGGAGGGGTGATCTTCCTCGCCGAGTCCGGCGGCAAGGTCTGCGGCATGCTGGCGTGTGCTGCCAGCCCGATGTGGTTTGCACCGCACATCCTGGTCGCCCACGAACTTGCGTGGTGGGTGGACGAGGAGGCACGCGGCTCGAGCGCGGCGGTGCGACTCGTCATGGCGTACCAGGCGTGGGCGCGTGAGATCGGCGCGCAGGTGGTTGCGATGAGCCAACTCGTCGCGGTCAACGGTGAGCAGGTTGGTAGGATGCTCACGAAACTCGGGTACGAACCGAGCGAGATGACTTACATCAAGGGAGCTTGACATGCCATTCTTTGCAGCACTCGGCACTGCACTCGGCGCATCGGCGGCATCGGCAGCAGCGGTTGGCGCAACGGCCACCGCCGGTCTTGCCGCGGCGGGCGCTGGACTCGGTTACACCATCTCCGCCGGCGAATCCGCGAAGAAAGAGCAGCGGCAGGCGTTGCGCGAGCAGCAGCGCGCACAGGCCCAGCAGGCCGCGCAGGCCGCGATGCAGCAGCGCCGCAGCGAGCAGCGCATGGCCGGCGCGGCGCGCCGCGAACCAGACGTGCAGGGCATCATGGCCGCCGCGCAGCAGGCCGCCGGCGGGCCGACCAGCACCATGCTCACCGGGCCGACGGGCATCTCGCCGCAGGATCTGAACCTCGGACGTTCCACCCTCCTCGGGGGCTGACCATGAGCCAATACACGGGCGACAACCGTTCCTACCCGGACGCTCCCACCAGGGATCGCCTGTTCACGCGCTGGGGCCAGCTCAAGAGCGAGCGCGCAAGCTGGATGGCTCACTGGCAGGAAATCACCTCCTACCTCCTGCCGCGCAACGGCCGCTACTTCCGCGAGGACCGGAACCGCGGCTACCGACGCCACAACAACATCTACGACAACACCGGGACGCGGGCGCTCCGCACGCTCGGTGCCGGCCTGATGTCCGGCGCGACGTCGCCCGCACGGCAGTGGTTCCGCCTTGCCACGCCCGACCCGGAACTGAACTCCTACCAGCCCGTCAAGCTGTGGCTCGATGACGTCACGAAGCGCATGCAGCGCGTGTTCCAGAAGTCGAACACCTACCGCTCCCTGCACCTGATGTACGAGGAACTCGGCGCGTTCGGCACGGCCTCGAGCATCGTGCTGCCCGACTTCAACGAGGTCATCCACCACTACCCGCTGACCGCCGGCGAGTACTGCATCTCGACCGACGCGCAGGGCCGCGTCTGCACCCTGTACCGCGAGTTCGAGATGACCGTCTCGCAGGTCGTGAAGGAGTTCGGCTACGACAACTGCTCGACCTCCGTGCAGAACATGTACGACACGGGGACGCTCGACCAGTGGGTCGCCGTCGTGCATGCCATCGAGCCGCGTGCCGACCGCGACATCAAGAAGCGCGACAGCAAGAACATGCCGTGGGGTTCGTGGTACTTCGAGGTCGGCGGCGAGCAGGACAAGTTCCTGCGCGAGAGCGGGTTCAACTACTTCCCCGCGCTCTGCCCGCGCTGGTCCGTGGTCGGCGGCGACATCTACGGCAACAGCCCCGGCATGGAGGCGCTCGGCGACGTCAAGCAGCTCCAGCATGAGCAGCTCCGCAAGGCGCAGGCCATCGACTTCCAGACCAAGCCGCCGCTGCAAGTCCCCGTGTCAATGAAGAACCGAGACGTCGAGACGATGCCGGGTGGGATCACGTTCGTTGACCCCGCCGGCAACGGCATCCGCTCCGCGTTCGAGGTCAACCTGAACCTGTCGTACCTCCTTGCCGACATCCAGGACTGCCGCGGCCGCATCAGCGGCGCGTTCTACGCGGACCTGTTCCTGATGCTGGCGTCGGCCCCGCAGGCGCGCATGACCGCCACGGAGGTCGCCGAGCGCCATGAGGAGAAGCTCCTCATGCTCGGACCCGTCCTCGAGCGCCTGCACAACGAGCTGCTCAACCCGCTCATTGACATCACGTTCGACCGCATGATCCTGGGCGGCGTGATCCCGCCACCGCCGGCGGAATTGCAGGGCATGGACCTGAACGTCGAGTTCGTGTCAATGCTCGCGCAGGCGCAGCGCGCCATCGGGACGAACGCCGTTGACAGGTTCGTCGGCAACCTCGGCGCCATCGCCCGCATGAAGCCGGACATTCTTGACAAGTTCGACAGCGACCAGTGGGCCGACGTCTACGCCGACATGCTCGGCGTGGACCCGTCGCTCATCATTGCCGACAAGGAGGTCGCGATGCTGCGGCAGGCGCGGAACCAGGCGATGGCCGCGAAGGAGCAGGCTGCCGCGATGCAGCAGACCTCGCAGACCGTCAAGAACATGGCGCAGGCGCCCACCGGGCAGCAGAACGCGCTGACCGACGTGATGAACATGTTCAGCGGCTACGGCTCGCCGTCAGCCGTCGAAGTCTGATGTTTCGCAACGGCAACACCTTTGCATTTGATAGGATTCCCGCGTGAGCAACTATGACCCGCTCGACCTGCGGGGCCAGGAGAAGGCGAAGGCGCAGCGCGACCTCCGCGAACGACTGGACCGCGAGAACGAGGAGGGCGACGTCAAGTGGCTCATGGGCAACAAGCGGGGCCGTCGCGTCGTATGGCGGCTCTTGGACACGGCAGGGATCTTCCGCTCGTCGTTCAACACCAACGCGATGGCAATGGCCTTCGCGGAAGGGAACAGGAACTACGGGCTTCGGCTCCTCTCGCTCGTCCACTCGCAATGCCCCGAGCTGTATCCCGTGATGATGAAGGAGAACACGAATGAACGAACCAACGATGGTGGAAGCAGCGGCAACGACAACTAACGCTGCCCCGCCGTCTTCGGCCCCTGAAGGCGTCGCCGCGACGGCGGAGAAGCTCTACGGGGACGGGCAGAAGCCAAACGCGACCCAGGAGCCGCAAGCCGCAAAGGCGGCCGCTGCGGAAACCGTCGCGAGCGACCAGCCGGCAGCCGAGGCGAAGGCGGAAGCCAAGCCGCAGGCCGCGCCGGAGAAGTACGAGTTCAAGGCACCGGAAGGCAAGCAGTTCGATGCCGAGGTGCTTACCGCGTACTCCGAGGTCGCCCGCGAACTCAACCTGTCGCAGGAGGCGGCGCAGCGCGTCCTTGACGCTATGGCCCCCAAGATGGCCGAGCGTCAGGTGGCGCAGATCGAGGCAGTCAAGGCGGAATGGGCGAACACGTCCAAGACGGACAAGGAGTTCGGCGGCGAGAAGCTGTCGGAGAACCTGTCCACCGCGAAGAAGGCGCTCGATGCGTTCGGCACCACCGAACTCCGCACGCTGCTCAACGAGTCTGGCCTGGGCAACCACCCGGAGGTGATCCGGTTCATGGTCCGCGCAGGCAAGGCGATCAGTGAGGATCGGTTCGTCGCAGGAACGAAGGGAGCGGCGAAGCCAGCCGGCCCTCGCTCGTTCAACGACCTCGCCGATGCTCTTTACTCAAGTCAGTCCTAACCAACACACAAAGGATCCATTCCAATGGCAGTTCTTTCCAACACCAACCTGACGCTGGCCGATTGGGCCAAGCGCACCGATCCCGAGGG